CAAGCCCGTTCACATACCGGGCAAAGGAATTAGAAAAGAAATGTTAACTTTGGTATAATGAAAATAACAGAATTAAAGCCCAACCCCAACAACCCACGTCTAATAAAAGACGATAAGTTTAAAAAGCTATGCGATAGCATACAGGCATTCCCAAAAATGATGGAACTGCGCCCAATTATTATTGACGAGGGCAATATAATCTTAGGCGGTAATATGCGTTTTAACGCACTTAAACATCTTGGATATAAAGAACTACCTGCGGAGTGGGTAAAGGAAGCTAACGAGCTAACAGAGGAGCAAAAACAAGAGTTTATAGTTAAAGACAACGTAGGCTTTGGTGAGTGGGATTGGGATATACTGGCAAACGAGTGGGATACTGAAAAGTTAGAAGAGTGGGGATTGGATTTGCCTGTATCAGCCGATGGTTTTGGTACTGATTTTAGTTTACCCGAGGGAGATAAAGCCCCATTTCAACAAATGACTTTTACGCTTGCAGATGAACAGGCAATACAAATTGAAAACGCTTTAGCGGAGATTAAGCAAACGGACGAGTATAAGTATGCTGAAACAATGGGCAATGAAAACAGCAACGGCAATGCGCTATACTTAATAATTATGCAATGGGCAGAGCAAAAGAAATAATAGTAAAAGTTATACCAAGCAAGATTGCTAATGAGTTTGTAAAGAAACATCATTATAGCGGTAAGGTTGTACCAAATAGTAGTTTGCATTTTGGTTGTTTTTTAGATAATATGCTACACGGGGTAATGAGTTATGGTAGCCCAACAAGCAAAGAGAGGGTTTTAGGCTTAGTACAGCCAAGCCTATGGAATGAAATGCTGGAACTTAACAGAATGGCATTTGACGAGCATTTGCCAAAGTATAGCGAAAGCCGTTGTATAGCAATAACTATTAAGCTAATCAAAAAAAACGCCCCTCATATTAAATGGATATTAAGCTTTAGCGATGGAACTCAATGCGGCGATGGAACAATATATAGGGCAAGCGGTTTTTTCTTAACTGCAATAAAAGAAAATAAAGGGATAGTAAAAGACCCCAACACGGGGGAGTGTTTTCACAAAGGTTTAAGTATAGCCCACAACCCAAATAAAAAAGAGTATTATAAATCTTTGCAAATATTGGAGGGCTCGCAGCTCCGCTATATATACATAATAGACAAGAAATGCAAAATAACAGTACCCATATTACCATTTAGCAAAATAGACGAATTAAACGCAGGTATGTATAAGGGCAAAAAAATAAGCCTCGCAGAACGCAAGGCTTTGAGCGTTGAGGTGGTTACAAACCCCGCCTCCAATCTGGAAGATTAGCGTACTATTTTATACGACCAACGCAAGGCAAATATATAAAAATTATGGCAAAAGAAAAAACACAAAATCTAACACTTAAAAAGGCGGCTATGCTGGAGGCTTTAGAGAAGTCGTTGGGTATTGTTACATCAGCAGCTAAAAGTGTTGGCATAAGGCGTGAAACACACTATGCTTGGCTTAATGAAGATGCCGAGTACAAAGAAAAAGTAAACAGCCTATCCGATGTTGCCTTAGACTTTGCCGAGAGCCAACTGCATAAGCAGATACAAAACGGGGAGGTGAGTTCAACAATATTCTATTTAAAGACTAAAGGTAAAAAACGTGGGTATATAGAAAGTCAACGTATTGCTTTTGAGGACAACGATGGGAATGTTGATAACACCCTAAAAATTAATATAGTAAGACCAAATGCAGGTTAATGCAACTATACTATTTGAACAAACTGAAGCAGCCAACACCCGACTCATAGTACATCAGGGGGGCGCAAGGTCAAGCAAAACCTATTCCATCATTCAGTACATATTGTATAAAGCAATTAACACCAAAGGTTTAAAGATAACCATTGCAAGGTCGGCTTTAACTAATCTAAAAGATACGGCATACAAAGACTTTATAGACGTTATCAGTCAGGCGGGGATAGCCAACCGCTTTAACGTACACCTTAGTAGCTTAACGTACACCCTAAAGGATAGCGGAAGCGAAATACAATTCATTGGCTTAGATGACCCGCTAAAGTTACACGGGCGTAAACAGGATATATTTTGGTTTAATGAAGCCAACTATTGTACTTATGAAGATTTTAAGCAAGTAACAAGCCGTACCGCCGGGCAGATACTTATGGACTTTAACCCATCCGACCTTTACCATTGGATATACGATAAGATACTAACCCGTGAAGATTGCACCTTAATTAAGTCAACCTACTTAGACAATCCATTCTTACCTAAAGAAATAGTTGCCGAAATTGAGGCAGCCCGTGAAGCCGACCCTGATTGGTTTAAGGTTTATGGAATGGGTGAGCGTGCCAGTAGCAAAGACTTAATATACCCACGGTACGAATATTACCACGAAGAGCCTGATGGTTGCAGGGTAATGTATGGCTTAGACTTTGGCTACAATCACCCTACGGCACTTGTTAAGTGTTCCTACCGTGATGGTGAGATATACGCCCGTGAGTTGCTTTACCAATCGCACTTAACAACACCTGAACTAATAAACGCATTGGCAGCCGTAGTTGATAAACGTGCCGAAATATATGCCGATGGTGCAAGACCCGAAATAATAGCCGACATTCGCAAAGCTGGGTACAACATTAAAGCTGCAACTAAAGAAGTAAAGCACGGGATTGACAAAATAAAAAGCCAAAAGCTATTTGTAAATGGTGAGAACTTGGTTAAAGAGATACAGAACTATAAATGGAAACGTCATAACGCTACTGACACTGTATTAGAAGAGCCTGTAAAGGCTAAAGACGATGCGATGGATGCTATGCGCTACGGTTGCTACCATTTAGTGAGCAAGCCGCTAACAAGGCAAAGAGTACAATTAGTTTCAAGTAGATAAAAAAACTATGGCAGCACGAATAATAATAAGCAAGAACGGGGACAAATACCAAATAACCTACAAAAGCGGGAGTGGTATGGATATGCAAACCAATAAACTGTATAGCACTAAGTCGTTAGCTTATCGGGCTATTGCAGGGTTTATCCTTTCAATCTATTCTTTAGGGGGTGTTGAGGTTAAGAAGTGCAAAAGGTTTAAGCAAACCAACGTAATACGTTTTGAACTGAACGGGGCAAAGCACCTGATACAAGTAACTGATAAGTGCATTGAACGACAAAGCCCCGCAATGAGCAGGGCAAAGTCTAACCAATCAAACACTATGAAGCTGTAATATTAACTAAAATATTTTATATTTGCAACATGCTAAAGCTAAAGATTGACAATAAAGATTATCAGTTACCATTAGACTGGGAAGAGTTAAGCCTCAAAAGCTATTCAGCCTTACGCAAGTTACCTGATACAGCCGATGCAGTTACGGTGGCAGCTTGCTTGTTAGGTATTGATGTTGATACCCTTAACAATGCGGACTTAGCTAACTTTCACCTTACCATTGGTGTTAATTTAGGTTGGTTAACCCGATTGCCAAAGTTTGAAAAACCTGAAGCGGTTGATTATAAAGACATGGTGTTAACCATACCGGGAGGGTTTGAGTCTTTAAAGTTTGGGCAAAAGATAGAATTTCAGCAACTTGCGATTACAAATACGTCAGGGGTAGAAGTTAACACCGATTGCTATGCACGATTACTGGCAATAACTTTTTGTGTTGAAGCCTTTGGCAGTTATTCGGATAAGGGAGTTGATGAGTTAGAACAATGGTTTAATGACTATCCTATAACCTCCGCAAAGCCCTTAATTGATTTTTTTTTGAACGGCTTGCTAAAGTCATCCAACGTGAAGCCGACTATCTCGGCAGCAAGCCAAAACCCGAAGAGGTTGCAGCAGGTGTTGAACGGTTTAAAAAATATGGTTCGTACCCGCAAATCCGTACAATCATGAAAGCGCATGGGTTAACATCAGAGCAAGTACAAGACCTGGAGTATTCCGATGCCTTTACTATATTAAGGTATGAGAAAGAAGTAAGCGACTACACCGAAAAACTACAAAAGATATATGCAAGCCGTTGATATAGTAACCGTATTAAGTGAGATAGTAGGCTCTATTGGTGCAAGCCCCGCATTGGTGTTAACGCACGGCACAAGGTATGAGCAAAACAAAGACGGGGATAACGCCACGTTTCCAAAGGTTTATTTAGATGAGCCGTTACGTTCTCGTGAAACCATAGCAAGTATGGGTAATTCAACAGTTGTTTACCCGGTGGTTATGTTCTTTGCCGACAAAGCCAATTTAGATGCCACACCTGCACAACAAAGGGTTACTATTTTAGAGATGCGTACCTATGCAAAGGAGTTTATTGTTAGGCTGCAAAGTGCTGAAGATGCTAACGGTAAAAAATACTTTAATGTGTCAACGGGTACAAGCTACACCTTAACCGATGTGGTTAACCTTAACTACGATGTTGGTTTAACTGGAGTGTTATTAGAGATTGACTTGCCTATTGTTAACGGTGGCGCTATATGTATAGTATAAAAGAAATAATAATTGAACAATTAGAGTTGGCAAAAATGAACATTGCTAACAATATGGTTGTTCAAAACCGTAGAGCATCAGGTCGGTCAATTGCCGAAATGAAGATACAAGCCGATGACACCAAAGGCGTATTAATTGACGGGGCGGGTTATTTGTTTGCAAGCGAGTATGGCAGCAGACCAAGCCAAAAGACCACACGCCCACCTAAAGCAATGGTTGACAGTATTGAACGGTGGACTTTGATTAAAGGCATAACAGCCGCCAACGGCAATCAAAGGTCATTGGCCTATGCCATATCAACCAAGCTATTAAAAGAGGGTAACGTATTATACAGGTCGGGCAAAAATAGCGGGGTAATAACTGAAGCGGTCAATCAGGAATGGTTAAACGATACAGCCGCTAAGTTTGGGGACTATTATGTATCTTTGATTAAAAGTGAAGTGATAAGAAACACAACAGCAACAGTAATATAATGGAAACAGCCGACCTAATAGAATGGGCAAGAACAACGGAATTTAAAAGCCCACAAAAACTATCATGCGGGGTGATAAAAGATGTTGATTATTTTGTAGACGTTCAAATATTGCGCATTGAACGTGGTACGCTAAAAGAACAATTGGCATCAATTGACAGGCTAAAAGAACTTAAAAAAGCAACCAATGGCAGTTAGCATAATAGAAAGACCACAAGCAACCGAGCCTAACACGGGGGATATAAGTTACTGGACAGCTTGTTATAATTATGTACGCTTTATCTTCCAAAGGCAAGACAGGGTGTTTGCAACCGTAACCGATGTTAGCGGTTTTGCCCGTTTTAACTTTAGCGCACCTCCACCATCAGGCGTAACAACTAACACTCCTATATATATTCAATCTTCTAACGGCACTACTTATAATGCAAATGGTAGTGTAACGGCTGTATCAGGCAACAACATAACAACCGATATTCCCTATGTTAGTTCAACATCGGGGTTTGGTATATACCCTACCATTATAAAAGATTGGAGGGTTGAAGTAATTATTGACAAATGGAACGGCTCGGCTTATGTACCTATCAACGGGCAAAGTGTTAGTTCAACAAGCCCTATGGCTAAGTTTCAAAACTTACCTAACGGAAGTGTTGTTGCTCAAATAGAAGAGTACCTAAAAGGGGAGTTAAACAATGATTATAGCTATTCCGATAGTGCGCTTAACCAATTAGATACAGGCGGCAGTTTACGTTATAGGGTGCGTTACCGTGAAAATTACTACGGGTTAAGTGCCGGTGCTTACGATGTTGTTTCTGATAATGACGATGTTGATATTGCTTTTTTTGCCACTAATTCAGCTTTACAGCTAAAGGCTACCTTAGCCCCTAACATGGCTCAATACTTAATGATTGACGATGCTGATGCTGATGGTTTATATATGAGTGGCTTTGAAGAGCCGAGTATATGGTTAGGCTATCCGTTTGATTTGGCTTTTGGCTTTAACTTAGCGGATACCCTAACAGCTATACAGCTTTGGTACAATGAAAACAAAGTGCAAGTAGATAGTACTTCACTTGGTACTTTGGTTGATTATAATGGTCAGGTAAGTAGAATTGGAGTAAACAGAGGAACGGTAACAAGTAACGCTTATTCATATACAGCCGTTCAAATTCGTAGGAGTGCATTTCCTTTTGCAGCCGTTGGCGAATTGAAGTATGTAAGGGTAAAAGAAAGTTGCCCAGGTACTATGTTAGTTTGGAAAAACCAATTAGGAGGTTGGGATTACTGGTTATTTAATGAGCGTGAAATAGAAGTACAAACGACTTCAAGCGGTGAAGTGTATGAGCCGTACATAGAAGATATGGCAACAGCCGATGCCAAAGCGGTATTACTTAGCAAAGCATCAGGTAACAGCATAACATTAACAGCAAGCAAGTTAGATGATAACGATGTAAGGGGGCTAATGGGATTGCCTAAGTCAATAGCCGTTTTTGTGGTTGATGAGAACGGGGCGGTGCAATATCGCACTAATGTTAATGCAGGTACATTTAACGTATTTAATAACAAGCGTAAGACTTACGATGTTATCTTTACAATTAGTAAACCAACCGACTACATACAAAGTGAATAAACTTATGATAAGAATAATAACATTGATAGCAATAGCCTTGCTTATGGTTGTTACCGCCAAAGCGCAGGTATTTAATGGTAGCTTTGAGATTGCCAGTTGCCCCACATTAATAGCACAAAGCCCTGATGGTTGGCAAAATGTAAGGTGTGATATTGATTTGATTAGCGGGTGCGTGCCAAGCGGTCAAACTGACTATTCAAATGTGGGTACGCCTTGTAATTGGTTTGGTTGCCAACAGCCACAAGACGGGCAAAACTACATTACCATTTGTTTAGGCTCAACACAACCTGAAGTTAGGGAGTGGGTGAGGGGTGAAATAGAGCCGATGGTTAAAGATAGCGTGTACCTTGTTCAGTTTTATTACAGCCGGGCAGACCGTTACCAAATGGCTTGCAACAATATGGGTGTTTACTTTGGTACAATACCCTACCAAAACCCATACCTAATAGATTATAGCGGGATAGATTATTCTAAAGTGATTTACTCACGGGAAACGGTAAGCGATACAACCAACTGGGTTTTGTTCTCACAATACTATTTTGCCAAAGGGGGTGAAACGGTTATTAACTTAGGCAACTTTTTTCCTGACTATCTAACCAAATATGTTGATTATGGTAGTGAGTTTCCTTATGCTTATTATTACATAGATAATCTTTCTGTTACCCGTGTAATGGCAACCGATATTAAGGAGTACCAAGTTTTAAAACCAAAACCTATTATTAATTTTAACCTTTTAGGTCAGATAACAAAGTGAGCGTAACGCTATACATAGGCAATACCCCTGCCGACCTTGCCCGTGAAACGGTTATTGCATTAACCTTGCAAGTGCATGACCTTACCAACTTAGAAAGTAGGGATGGTAATTACAGCAACTCTATTAAGCTACCGTTAACCTCACTCAATAAAGGGCTGTTAGGCTTTGCCAATGATGTTAATTCCTATTCGGATATACCTTATACAAGGATTGCAGCCCAGTTGCACGTTAACGGGATTGTTCAATCGGGATTTTTGCAGTTAGACGGTGTTGATGGGGATTTTGCCAACGTGGTTTTCTTTAGCGGCAATAGTGGCTTTTTTGAAGCGATGGGCGATAAGAAACTTAACGACCTTGACCTTTCCGACTTTGACAGCTATTGGAATATAGTAGGTACAACACCTAATACCTTTAGCACAAAGAACAACACATCAGGCGTTGTATGGGGGATTGTGGAGTATGGTACTGATGAGGTTTACCGAACACTAGACAATGCGCTAATTGTTAACCCTAAGACGTTACGACCTTGCATATATGTTTACTCTATTATGCAAAAGATTTTAGAGTTGACAGGATTTGAAATGCAAGGCGATTTTATGACAGATAACCGTTACCTAACAGAGATAGTTCCTATTGTAACTAATGAGCCTAAACACTCCGATGCTTGGAACGCAGGTCAAACTTTTTCAGGCACATTAAACACTCCTATAACTACTCACTTAGACCCAAGTCAAACAGCTATTGTTACATACAGTTTAGATGATATATTAGACCCCGGCAATAACTTCACGTCTTTTTATTACAGGTTTCCTGCAAGTGGTTTATACTCTGCCGATGTTAGTGTTGATTTATTAAACACAACTGGTAGACCTGTTAGCGCATTAGTTGAATTGGTTTATCGCGATAACCCAAGCAATAATGTATCTATTATTCAAAGCGAAACGGTAAACCTACCCGATACAACTACAAACATTTTACTTCAGACTAACATTGATTGTTTAGCTGGCAATGATTTATATACAGTAATAACCTTTACTAACCTTAGCGGAATTGATGACGAAAATGTTGAAAGTAATATAGTTTTTGAGGTTTTTAATATTACTGATACTATTATTTCATATACAAACCTTTTTGAGATTAACGGCAATATGCCCGAAATGACCTTAAAAGAGTTTGTTAAGTCATTAGCCCAAAGATACAACCTACTGTTTAAAGCCGATGTTGTTAGTCAGGTTATAACCGTACTTACTTACGATGAAGTTTATAATGCTACGCCTTTAGACTGGACTGATAGATTAGACGTAGGGGGTAGAAAGGTAGATTTTCACCCTGCATTTTTCGGGCAAAACAATCAGTTTAGGTGGGCTGATGAAACTAACAACCCCGTAGACTATG